TGAGCAACAGCGTTTGCTTGAACAGCCGCAGTATTGGCTAAAACTGCATTTGTCATTAACCCTGATGCCGCTAATCGTTGCGCTTGTGTTATTGCAATTCTTTCAGCCGCAACCGCATTGGCAAGTTGAGCTTCAGTGTTTGTAACCTCAGCCGCAGTAGTTCGAGTTAAGGCTAATGCTTTTGCCGTTTTTGAAGCATTACTAGATTCAGTAGCGGCAGCACTGGCATACTCAGCAACAGTCGTAGCAACAACAGCCGCTTTATAACTAAGCCATGCACCAGTTCCAACAACCATTGCTCGAACTAACGTTTCAACATTATTTGCTAAAGTCTGTATCAAATTTACAATTGCAGTAAACGCACCTGATGTTTGACTTTCTGTACCAATAAAACGAACCAATTCGTTATTTAACAAGGTAAACGCTTGCCCAATCGTAATTGGCATTGATTTGGCTTCTTGCGCTAATTTTTCAGCACTTTTTGCCATCGCGTCATTCATTTTTTCAGAAGTGATAAAACCTTCAGCCGCAAGTTGTTTCATTTGAGCAGTTGTTGCGCCAATATCACCGTTAGATAAAACCAATCCTTCACGAATGGCTTTAAACAATCTTGGTGCTTGCTCTGCAACAGACCGTAATTCGTCACCACCAAATCTGTTTGATGCAAACGCTTGTGAATATTGAACAAGAGCCGCTTTAGCTGACTCAGCACTTGAGCCTGAAATCAAAATAGCATTGGCAACCGCTTGAACGTGTTTGATAACTTGCGTTTGATTGATACCCATGTCTTTAGCACTTGACCCAACCTTATAATATAGGTCAGCCAAATCGACAAGTGACATTCGACTTTCTTTTGAAATGTTAACGACAGCTTCCTGAGCTACTTTTAATTCAGTGGTATTATTTGTAGCGAGCTTTAGTCGTGCAGCCAAATTGACCCAAGCATCCATATATTGTGCAAGTTGACCTGCGCCAATTGAGATACCCAGTGTTCCCATTAAATTTCTAAATGCACCAAGCGCAGATGAAGAACCTGCCACTGCCAAATTCAAATTATTTAATTGGCGAGTCAGGATGTCGGTAGCAGAAACAGCAGACTGCATTCCTGTTGCCATTTGTGTTGCACTTCTACCTGCACTACCCAATGAACTGCTGCTGGATGTCGCACTACGACTCATTGAACCAAGTGAATTAGTGGCTGACCTTACCGTGCCGTCTAAGTTTCTAAATTCAGCAGTTGCCTGACGAACTTGCGTAGCACTTTGATTTAATCCTGTAGCCGCATTTCTAATGGAATTAACAGCAGGTTCAAGTTTGTCAAATTCCTTTCCGAGTTCTTTGACATTCTCCTTTACCTTATCAACAGCTTTATTTACCTTATCAAGTGCGTCAGTTGCCTTGCTGTGGTCGCCTTCAATAACTATCGTTGTTTTCTGTTGAGTCGCCATTTTCTAATTCCTCTAATTCTTTTATCGGGTCAGGGCATTCGGGTTTTTTAGATTTGTCTTGGTATGAAATAAATGCAGATGACATTTGACGTAATACTCTAACATCAAAAGGGGAAGGATTCATATCAGTTAGCATTGCCCAATTTGCAATTTCAGTATAACTGAGAGGTATTGCACCCATACCTGTATTTATAAAGAATCCTAATTCACCAATATAATCTAAAAGATATTTGAATTCTTCGTCTATGGCAGGTATTTTAACATATTTAGCGTATTCTTCTTCAGAAATTAGCTCATGAAAAAGCCGTTCATCAAGTTCATGAGAACGGCTCTTAGGATTATCTTTGTCAGCGTCAGTTGCAGTATGCAACCAAGCTACTTTTTTAGCGTATATGATTAAACGCTGGTAGTTTTTTTTACAAAGTTTTGACGGTCAGCAATGAAAGTATCAACTTGTTTGAAAATCTCACTTTCTTCACGCAAAATCATAGCCGCGTTTTCAAGTGTAAATTCCAATGCAACACCATCTTCAATTTCTACGTTTTCCCAACCAACGAAACACGCAAGTAACATTGAGATACGTCTGTTTAAATCGGCAACCCAGTTGTCTTTTTTGTTTTTACCTGATAACGATTCGATAAATAATTTATCACTTTTGAATTTAGCTTCTTTAAATCCTTTTGATTCCGCACCGCGTAATTCAAAAGTGGCTTGTTTGCCGTTAGACGCTAAAATTGGCGAACCATCTTCGTCAATTAACAATAATTTACCTGTATTTTCGCCATCTTGAGATGCTTTGAATTTTAAAATGCCCATTTTTAATGCCCTTGTATTTGATTATTTAAAAGTCTGACGACTCTCAATTGAGAATCGTCAGTTTACATCAAAGCCTAATTTATATCAATTAGGATTCAACGCTACCAGATTGAATTAACAATGTCGCTTTCGCGTTTACAAAGTTGTCAATTGAACCGCGAGTGGTTTTAATAGTTGATACTTGGACAATACCATACCATTCTTGACCTGAAGAATTATGAGTAATTTTTACAACGCGGTTTGCATTGATGCTCAAATCTTCTTGTGCTGAGAATAACAAAATCTGACCTGCGTCAGAAGGAACACGCAAGAAATCAACTGACAATTCACCTTCGTCAGAAGAACCTTTCGCTTTGTATGTACCAGCTTCGTTAAGTAATTTAGCTGAAATGGTAGCAGCAGTTAAGCCTGTGTCGCCCATCGCAGTAATTTTACCAACTAATGCACTGCTAACAGCATTAGCGGCAGTAGTAATAGAGTGACCTGTAATTGATGCATCTAAAGCGTGTGAACCAGTAACAGTGAACGAGAAACCTGTTGTATAAGGACTTGAGCCTGTTGGGAATGAACCACTTGTTAAAGTTAATTCAATGTTAACAGCAGAAGTTGTTAAACCTTTAGATGTCCAAACACCAGTTACACCACCAGTATAAGTGAATGTACCGCTGTAATAACCATCAGCTTGTTTTGCTGTGGTCACGGTACTGGCAACAGATAATGTACCTTGCGCTGAAGCGGCAGTTTCAAAAGCTTGATACGCAGTTAAGCGATTTGCTTTTGCAGTAGCAGGGTCAGTTAAAGCTAATTGCAAAGCAGAATTAATCGCAGTTTGCAAAGTTGACATTGCAGCGATTTCACCAGCAGTCGCGTTGTCAAAGACTTCCAACGTAGAGTTGGCAGAACTAAATGGGTTACTAATTGTCATTTTATTTCCTCATGAGGTTGGAAAAATTTAAAGCAAAGGTATGGTTTTTCTAATAGACACAATTAAACCAAAACTCGCAAAACCTTCATCGGGAAAGTAAGTTGGTCTTAATTTTTTAATAGGTCTAAAAGCATCCAGTACATTTGGGTCATCAGGCACAAAGCCTGTTACCCATTTTAGCACAGAATTTATTAACACACTTGCATTCGCTTCCGTCTGCAAATGGTCTGTATCGTTGTTTTCGCTTCGTAATATAACATGAATTTCATATTGCTGAGTATCAATAAGGAAATCATTAGAAAGCGATGGTGGCGAATAAATTGATTCAAATGGCACAATAACACAAGCAGGTAGTTTTTTAACAACCGCTTTGTCGTCAGGTGAAAATGAAGAATTTGTCACTGTTACAAAATCAGGAACATGGTCTGTTATTCTATCAATTAGATATTGTTGACAAGCGTAACTCATTTACGGTTCTCCAAGGTCAGGAATCTTACCATCCCGAATGTATTGTTCAATTTTTTCATTATAGCGTCTTTCAAATTCTACGCCTACTTCGTTAATGAAACCGTCAGCAATATTTTGTGTTTTTTCTTGCGGTAATTTTTGCGTGATTAATTTCCATTTTTTAACTTGACGGACAATACCACGTTTATTTGCTTTAGCCGCCATGCCATTAAATTCACGTTTGACAATTTTCTTTGAGCCTGATTTGAATTGAGCAATAAAGCCTTTTTCATAGAAATATTCACCAGCTCTCGCACCGTCTTCACCTTCGTTTTGGCGTAAACGACCAACAAACGTATTATCCACTGACTCTTTGGCGACAATAGGATTATAACCAAGCCAGACTTTACCGATATTATTTGCACTCTTTTTACCGCGATTGGTCTTGTTACGATAAAGCTTAAGAGTACGATTTGGCGTGTGATAAGTATCAGTTAGCTTTTCATCAAGCTTTTTCTTTGCCCAAGTCAATGTTGAATTAATAGCCAAACGTTGAGCGTTATAAAGTGCGCGAGAATAACCTTGCGAAAATTTATCCCACTCTTTGGTTTCGTATTTGCTAGACATTAGGTTTCTTGAATTTGAATGATAACTTCACCTAAGATAGAAGGAGGAGGTATATCAAGCATAGTGTGTTCAAGACCATTGACGGTAATGAGTTGTCTTTTTTTAAGTTGAAGTCTATTAACTTCAGATTGTAATGTTTTGATATAGGTCACTTGGGAATTAATGATAGTGTCCCCAAATTCGTCAAGACGTGGCTGTTGACCAAAAATAACTCTGAATTTTGCACCATCTTTATTTAAGGCATCTTCAGCATAGCCATTTGGCTTAAGCATTTGATACTTAAGCGTTGCTGCGTGTTGAAATGGAAGTGTCATTAGTGCCGTATTCCTGAAACATAATCGTTTATAACATTTAATCGTTCAGAGCGAACAATATCAATATCCGATAATCGGGGTGTAATTTTAAAACCTTTACCCCAATTTGTTTTACGTCTTGGTTTTAAAAGCATCGCATCCATTTTGCGATTAATCATTTCACGTTGTTTTTCATTCATAAAACCTCCAAAAAATAGGGTGTGGCAGATATTAGGGCAAATACTTTTCGGGAATGACCCTAGCCACACTTGCGGATTATAGCATAAAGACTTTAATAATCGTGGCATTCAAAAAAGGTAATTTGCCCAATTAAATCACCTTTATTTAATTTAAGATAACTGCCTGAAGACAAATTGGTTAATTCTAAAATCAATCTACCTGCCCAAGTTGGTTTAAGTAATATTGACGTTGAATGCTCAAGACCTTGCTGTGCATATTTGCTACGAATAGTAAACATCCCCATCACATTCTTTGGCATCACAAAAGTTTCTTGAAGTCTTGCGCGTAAAAATTGTTTTGGGTTTATTGAAAAATTTGAACTATAGGCTTCCCAAATAACATCCCCATCGGGAAGTATTTCTGATGAAAACCAGTCATCAATCGAAACGTTAACACCCGCATACTCAATATTTTTTTCAGGGCAATCTGAAATTATCAATACTAAATTTTTTAATCTTTCGCCTACGATTATTGACATGGATTATCCCCTTTGCTTTTATTTAAAACATTTTCAACGTTATCCATAACATTACATAAACTACCAACGCTTCCATCGGTATCATACCAATGCTTAATTTCAGTTAATACCTCAATTGTATTTTCAATTTTTATATCATTCTTAGCTGAAGTTTTTTGAAATAGTTCTTCAGCAACATTCATTAAGATTAGACGACATGATTCAATGATAGCGTGATGGGAGGACGTTTCGATAACAAGACCAAAATCGCTATTTAAATCATTTAGGATTTTAACCGCTTTATAAATATCATTGATTATACATCTGGCGATTTCTTGTTCATATTCGGTCATTTTCTTCACCTTTTAATATTAAAATACATTTATCCAATGTTTTGACCATCTCATCGTTGGCGTAATCGTACTGGATGTCATCTTGCAATATGAGCAATAGTTCGATTACCTCATCACACTGTTTTTGCAATCGCTTAACGTTATCATAATAGCCGTATTTGAAGTCAGACATTTGCTACCACCTTATAGCACCTATTCGTTTTAATACATCACGCACTTTGCTTGGACGTTCTTTTTTAAATATATAATGCATATTCATATCTATAGTGAAATTTAAATAAGGTATACAACGCCACCAAACATTTCCGTTACATCCTCTATGTCTTACTCGCATAACTCAACCCATTCAATTACGCTAAGCTCAAAGTTGTTCATATTAAACACCCTACGAGTATTCCAGATAACGCCATTAACAAGATTGTCTCAACCTCCGAAAATCCGCAGATAATTGTTAAAATAATAAATATCGCAACACTTAGGTATATAAAAGCAATCATAATCATAACTCCACCTCATCAATAATTTCTTCAAAAGAATTAAAAAAATCATCTTTAGTCCTAACAAACATTTCACGAAGTTTGTTTGCATTAAAATAAGCAATACCGTCAACCCACTTATCACCAATTTGTACACGGCACACAGTTTCAAGTAAGTAAACATCACCCGTTATTTTGTTTTTGTATTGAATACTCATAAATCAACCGCACTTAGAGCTGGCACAGTTTAAACAGACTTTACAGTTATCCATAATAATTACTGCTTTGGTATTACACTCATCACATAAAGTAGCATTGGCAGGATAACCCGATTCCTCTTTACCCATTACTTCCTCACGCTTTTCTTGAATATAAGCTTGCTGATACTCATCAATCATTACCTTAATGACACCGATAGACTTTAAATGCTGCTCAATCACACAGCCAATTTCGGCAACAAGCGAAGGCATATAAACACCACCGCGTTTGTAATAACCCCCTTTTGGGTCAAAGACGTTTTTAAATTCTTCAACCAAAAATGAACTGTCACCACCTTTACGCCAAACTGCTGATACCAATCTGGTCAATGCCAACACCCACTGGAAATTCTCCATATTTTTAGAATTGATAAACATTTCGTATGGATGACGCTCTTCATATTCTGTTTCTGCATTTAAAACCATATCGTTAATGGTTATATACAAAGCGTGTTCAGATTGTGGGGTTTTTATTTTATAAGTACATCCACTGAGCATATCAGGACGTTTAAGTGCTTCATGGATTGTTTCAAGTTTAGGTTTGGCAACATCAGCAATTTCATCAGCATTTTGCTTAACACTGTAGCCGACAATTTTTTTATCGATTGTAAACATAAAATTCCTTATGGTTTAAAGTAAAAAACCCACTAGCACAGGTGGACGAGAACACTGTGGTAGCGGGTTAGGACGAATCCTTTAGATTAAATACACCTCGTCCGTGCAAATCTAAAAAACTCGAATCT